TGGGCCTTGATAGGGTCCCGCAGCAGGTCGCTAGGATTTATGATGAAGTTCAATCTCAAACAAAAAGACCCATCCGTCCGAATAAGTTTTAACTTACTGAGACGGTATGTTTCTGTTTTGCTTTGATTTCACGACATCCCCGTTAGATCTCGTCCCTACTTTGTAGAACTTATTTCTCGTATCGAGGTCCTTTGGAACTCGAATGGAAAAGGCTTTGTCATTACCTATTTAAAGGAATGTCATCGCTTGTTAGTTACTTACATTGCTGGGGCTCCGAGTTCTAACCAGACCAGTCTTCGTATTGGATCTGCCTTTGGGTTGCCTTGTATCTTGCCGAAGGGCCTTCGGATGATTTTATCATCTCAGGGCTCCGTCAAGTTTATAAGAGTAACCTTAGCTCTTTTATCGTTGTATCGCGTAATAGATACTCCTGGTATAATGAAATTGGAGACGATTACAAAACCCTTTACTGGGTTATCTACTACTCTTCCGAGTGTAGAGTTATCGCTTCTATTTCATTCCTTGTTTGATCCTTATGTAAATAAGGTAAAACCGGACCTGGGAGCTACTTTGTTACCGACTAAAACGGCAGGACCAAATTCTAAAAGATCTTTCCTTGGGACTCCCCTGGACGCAATTTTCATTGCGACTAAGGCACCTCAGTTATTGAGGCGTTTTCAAGAGTTATCGGAGTATTTTGTGAATGATATACATAGCCTTCTCGTTAAAGAGATCGCATTTGTATCCTCATTTACAAGTCTCGAAGACATTGAAAAGATTCGAAAGAAGGAACTTAAAATTGGTAAACTTTCTAAAAAGTTCGAACCTGCGGGTAAAGTGCGGGTATTTGCTATAGTAGATAATTGAACTCAATCATGTTTGAAACCCATACATGACCACATCTTTTCCATTCTTCGCTTGATCCCACAAGATGGGACATTCGATCAAGGCGCTCCTATCCGAAGATTGCGTAAGATTTTAAGTAATAAGACGGATAAAACCGTTTATTCTTATGATCTATCTGCAGCAACGGATCGAGTACCTATCGAACTGCAAAAGCAGGTCTTATCTTTAATATATAATAAGACTGTAGCTGATGCTTGAGGCGAGATTCTGGTAGATCGTGATTATGTATTGGAGGGTAACAAATATAGATATGGTGTAGGGCAGCCAATGGGAGCTTTGTCTTCTTGAGGTGTGTTCGCTTTAACTCATCATGTTCTCTTGCAGTTTGCAGCGAGACGCTCTGGCCACAATCAGTGGTTCAGTGATTATGCGATATTAGGAGACGACATTTGTATTGCAGATAAATC